AATCATCTGTATGTGTCATATAAAATTAATTTATGTAAATATATAAAAACTTTTTAATAAAAAAAAACCGGCAGTAAATTAATACCACCGGCTTTTCCAATCACAAACAGAAATTACAGAGAAAAATTTTTGATTTGTTGTTTATAATACTCAAGCTTTTCTAATAAATCGTCGTTTGAAAATTTAACAACTTGTCTTGATGCATCATGTAAAGAGTCAGCTGTACCATCTCCAAAGTCTTTATCTAAATTTATTCCAAATATATATTGTTCACCATATCTAAACACATTACAAGCCGAGCATTGCACTTGACAATTCACTTCGTCCCATCTTGTTGCATAATGTTTTCTTGATTGGAAATGTCCGCACTGCAATTTTTTCCAATGATCTTTTTTTCCACATGTAAAACATTCGGTAGTCCCATGTGCATCAGCGTATCGTAGTCGTATGAATTCACTAAAGGCATTATCTAGTTTTTTTACTATATTTTTTCTAGATTGTTTTCTCACTTAGCATGGGTTTTTTAAAAGCATCTCACCCAGATCTTTATTTAAAGTTTTAATTGCTCTATATATAACTTTAGATTTTTTTTTAGCTTCTAGTCTTTCTATCTTTGTAGAGTCAGATCCTAATTCTGTATACATATTAGCATCTAATTCTAATAATCTATCTATTTTGTCTTTAATAGATACTGTTTTATAGTTTAAAATTTTATCAATCATATATGTAACCATTATTTTATAAATATAATAAATTAGAATTAAAAAGAAAAAAGAAAAAGAGTAAAAAGAAAAAAGAAAAAAGCCAGGTAAAAAAGAAAAATTTAGTTACCTGTTCCAACAGCCGTCCAACTTTATTAGGTTGCTGAAGTATGTTTGTAAAATTATATAAAAAAGATTTTGTCAAGACAGAAAGTTATTAACTACTTTTTTTACCTTTCTCCCAAGTTCTGCCAACAAAGTATGCTCCATATACTGTGACCAATAATGTTTGAAAGATTGGTATGTACTCTTTCTGTATTTCAAATCCTCCAATGTTACCATCGGTAAAAGCAAGAACTGTAAACATTCCTGTAAGAAATACCATAATAATTGGCCTAATGTTTTTCGAAAGAAAGCTATCACTTTGCATATCGTACTTCCATCTCTCTGTGACTTGTTCTTGTGCATCTTTATCAGCTTTTTCTAATAGTTCCTGTATGCCTCTCTTTGCTTCTAAGCGCTCTTCGTCGGTTGTGGTAAGATTATCTATTACTTTACCAATATCTTTCACTAGAGTGCCCGAGATTAATTGTAGTAGCTTTTTCATTAGTATGTCCAAATAACGTTTTTATCCTTGTCTTTATCTATGTCAACATGTATAAATGTTTTTGCAATACCAATTCTATTAAAGCCTACATCTTGTAAACACCATAAAAGCTCATGTCTATCTCTAGAGTTATTACAAGCAATATCTACAGCCAGTCCTTTTAAGTGACTTGAGTTTTGTTTACCGCCTACTTTAGTGTTATGTGCTGATGTTCTATAACCAGAGTTTATATGTATTGGTTTGTCAAACTTTTCTCTTACAAGATCAAGCATTTCTAAAATTTGTTTATCCATTAACTGACCAGAACCTTGAACATCTGGTGAGTCAAACTCATAATAGTTAAAGTATTTCATAATCTATCTACTACGCTTTGTATTTCATTTATATCTATGTCTAACTTAAAACTTAAATCAGCAGACCATTGACGTACAGGTTTGTTTTTATAATAAACAACTATAACAGGTACTGTTTGTACTTGCTTCTTAAAATTATCGCTTTGCTCTTCTAACCAAGCAAATTGTACATCACAACCTATAAGTCCATTAAGGTCTAAATTATGATGTTTATTCCATTGTGTATTAACTTGTAATACTGTAATATCTTTTTTTTCTACCTTACCTAAAGATGTAGGGGTAAAAAGTAAAAACGCTAAGACTATTAAAGCTCTCATCTTAATTCATATACACGCTGCTCAATCAGTTCAAGTTTCTCAAAGTTCTTTTCTATCAGCTCACGATTATTCATAATCTCTGAACGGATGGCGTTATCTTTTAGGTCGTACTCTTGTCGTGAGATAACAGGTTCAGGTAATTCCATAGCTCTATCAATCTGTGCTTTTAAGCTAAAGTAAAATGCTGTAACAGTACTTATACCGATAGCAAGAGATACAATAGTTTCTATGCTCATACTGAATTTAGTATCTTTCGACAACTCTGACATTTCTTATCTATTTAGAATTAAACGACCAACCCGCAAAAGTGTGTACACCGTTGCCCTCTGGGTTAACTTCGTAACTTTTCCAGCCATACGGACTTTCGTCTAGTCCTTCCCATAGTACATCAACAGAGTATTTGTCAGATGCTAAACCCTCTATTTCAACCTCTCCGTTATCGTCATAAACTGGCTCGGTAACTAATAGGTAACCTAGCTTTACAATAGTGTGTCTTGCTTCAAGCCACTTGTTACCTTCATCATCTGTATTGTGAGGCAAAGCTGCTATTTTTTCCTCTGCTTGTTCTTGTGAGTCAAACTCGTATTTTTTAAATATATATCCCATTTTTTAACTTGTTAAAGTTTGTAGTTCGGTGTCTGTAAGTGCCTCGTTGAAATAGATTAATTGTTTAAGGTTTCCGTACCAACTGTTGCCGCCACTTCCGCTGTCTAAACGAAGTGTACCCAATCCAGTGCCAGTGCTACCAAATGAGTCTGTTGAAACTTCAACTCCATTTATCCACAAAGCAAAATCGTTGGTTTTATATTTTACAGCTACTTTGTTCATCTGTGTCCAGTCAGATACTGTATGCGTTAGCACCGCTACGTTGCTGGGGTTTACAAAAATTACACCATATATCTGGTTTTCAGTTGGTCTAAACTCAATTCGTATTACATAATCTGCGCTAGTGCCACTGCTTGATACTGATAATCTTTTTGTAATTCCGTCTGTACCTAGAGCAGCAATCTCTACGAATAAAACTCCTTCGCTGTCGTTAAAATCTGCTGTTGTTCCAGAGTTATAGTAAGCATCGCTAGAGCGAGTTACTTGACCACCTGACGTTTTGATATATGAAGTTTGATAGCTTCCTGCTTCGATTTGACTTCCCCATATTAAAACATCAGCATTTATGTTACCAACTATGCTTACATCATAACCATTAGCAATTTCATTAAAAGCTAATACAGGACCTGCACTTGATGAAGTAGTAGTAGCTGTTTGAGTAATATAAACCCTGTACCAACCATTACCATAGTTTTCAATACCATAATCAGTTAAACCTGAATTATAAGTTATTGTGCCATTATGTATATCAACAACAACACCACCACCTGTACCAAAACCACCATTACGATATCTAAATTGAAAGTACTGCCAATCAGCACTACCTGTACCTCTTTTGATAAAGATACTATTTGTATATGTAGTGCCTGATGAAACACTAACACCATCATAAACTGAATGTTCTCCAGTGTCAGATGTCATAGCTACCTTTACAGCAGTATTTGCGCCATCAGGCGAAACACCTGAATTAATTGTTCTTGTAACTCTTAAACTGTTCCACAAATCCATTCTCTCTGAATCAGGCGATATATTCGTTCTACTCGGTTCTACAAGCAAATTCGGACAATCTCCGGCTAGTCCATTTGTTAGTGGGTAGTCTAATCTAGGTATATTGCTACTTACGTTCTCAATTAGTCCGTCTTTATTTACTCTAGTAGCATCTGTATTACCTCTAATGTGTGAAAAGTCTCCGTTTCCGTTTGCTGGAATAACAGAGTAAAGTGTACTCGCTTTGTAGCCACTCGGTATCATCGCTATGCTTGCCTTATCGTATAAACTCATTAGTTTGCTATTAAAATTTCAAAATTTTGCATAATACTTGTAGCACCTTCTGATGTGCCACTATCTGATAGTACTCTACTTGAATGATCTGTTGCAACACCTATAACTTTGTAAAGGTCATTGTTACTAAATAGAGTTGATTTTATTTCGTTTACTGCCTTACGTCTTTCTGCGCCATTGTCAAGCACAATAAACTCGTCTGTTTCAACCATATCAGCACTCATGTCTGTAAACTCTGATAGGTCTAAAGATATACCTGTTGCTGTTGTATCTAACCCTGTACCTACTGTTATTTCAGTAAGGTCTAATGTTACGTTAGGTGTTGTTGTGCCATTTGTAACGTCTAAACCTGTGCCAACTGTAACCTCTGTAACTGTACCTACGTTTGTTGTATATCCTTCATCGTTAGTCCATTGACTATTGCTACCACTTTTATTTGTAAGCGCGTCAGTAGATGATGCCGTAATATAATTTGCACCATTTTCAAGTTGATTGTTATTATCAGGGATTGTTGTATCGCCTGCTAATGCAGTAGTAGATGTAGTACCTAATTGAAGCAAAGCGGTATTACCCTCTAACGCTGTGCCTGCTGTCGTACCAAGCACCATACTAACCTTGTTATTATTTGTAGTAATATCTGATGCTTGTTGGGTAGTTATACCTACTTTGGCGTTATTCGTTGCTACATCGCTTTCTATGGCGTCTAAATCTACTGCCTGAGTAATACTTATGAATCCTACTTTAGTAGCATCTGTAGTCGGATAGCTGTTTTTAGCATTGTTAGTCGCTATGTTACTTTCCATAGTGTCAAGGTCAACAGCTTGTGTTATGCTAATAAAACCTACCTTAGTTGAATCTGTTGTTGGATATGAGTTCTTTAGTGTGTTTGTAGCTACATTTGTGTTAGCAGATACTCTTGCTTCTGTGTAGTATAAATTAGTTGTACCCTCTGAAATATCATCAGTGTCAAGTACTACATCGCCTGTTTGGGTGTTTACACTATCAACAGCAGCAGTAGGGATAGTTGGCTTACCAATAATATAAGCATCACTATTAGTATCTGTTTCGTTCCAATTAGCTTGTACGTTAACTTCTGCTCCTGTCTCTATACCAGCAAGTTTTGTGCTACTAGTTGAGTCAAAACTAATCTTAGCTGTATTTGTTGCAACGTCTGTATTCGCTGATACTCTTGTGTCTGTATAATAAAGATTTGTTGAACCTTCCGTAAGCTGATCAGTTGATGTAGGATTGACTTCTGCACCTACTTCTATTCCTGCAAGTTTAGTTGCATCAGTCGTAGGATAACTATTCTTTGCAGTGTTAGCTGTAATTGCGTCAGCTTGTTCAGTTGTAATTCCTACCTTAGCCGTGTTAGTTGTAACATCAGAGTTTGCAGATACTCTTGCGTCGGTAAAATATAAATTAGTAGAACCTTCAGATAATTCGTCTGTAGAAGTAGGATTTACTTCAGCACCACTTTCAATACCAGCTAATTTTGTAGCATCCGCTGTAGGATATGAATTTTTAGCTGTATTGGCTATAATAGCATTTGATTGATCAGTAGTAATTCCTGTTTTTGCTGTATTGGCTGATACTGCGCTATTTGCTGCTACACGAGTATCGGTATAATATAAGTTTGTTGTTCCTTCTGATACATCATCAGTATCTAAACTTACTGCGCCTGTTTGTGAATTTACTGAGTCAACTGTATTTACTTGTGCTCCAGTTTCTATTCCTGCTAATTTAGTACTGCTTGTAGAATCAAAGCTTATTTTAGCATTATTAGTTTCAATATCAGATGCTTGCTGAGCTGTTATACCGGTTTTAGCAGTATTTGCAGCAACTGATGTATTTGCACTTACTCTACTTTCAGTGTAATATAGATTTGTAGTTCCTTCGGATATATCATCTGTATCTAAAACAACATCTCCAGTTTGACCATTTACAGTATCTATAGGTGCTGTTTTTGAATCAGCATAACTTTTAATTGCTGCTGTAGTTGGTATTGTAGTATCGTTATTATTGTTTTCAATACCATCAGCTAGATTAACTAATTTTGTTATAGTTATATCTTCTCCTGTATCTTTTAATGATCCAAACTCAATAGTACCGTTTGCTTTTAAATTTCCGTTTGTATCTAAGTATACACCAGAGCCAGTACCCTGGCCATCAGTAATTTCTTTTTGGCTAGAATTTAAGTTACCATTATCCTCAGTTTTTAATAAACTTTGGTAGGTATTTTTTATTCTTTTATTTTGTAATGTAGCCATATTTACGAGCAAACAGCGTCAATAACATCTTGAATTGTAGCTTTGTTAGAATTATCTCCGAACCAAGTCACGCAATAAATCTTTCCCCAATCGTTTGTTATTGTCATTTAAGTATTTTTTTAGTTTAACTATATTCTCTTGTTTTGGTTTATATCTTATAACACCCATCCTTCAAAACTTGCATCTTTATCAGGATATACATCACCGTTTGAGTTTGACGTATATTCTGGAAAAATATCTTGGTTAAAACTCATATAAGATATAAATCTTTCAGTATAATACTGAGCCAAGTCTCTTTCTTTTTCTATTAAAAAATCAACTTCGTTTTTTGGCACACCATCAGAATTTTCTGAAGTATGCTTATATACACCTTTATTTGATATTGTATAACTAGCAAAAGGTAAATACTCAACCATAGCCCAATGTATAACCATAGGCTTTACATAAGTATTAACTAAAGTTAAATAATTACCAGTTAAATCACTATCAATAATGTCTTGACTAATTTTATCAAATAAATCTGTACCTAAATAATTTTGTATGTGTATATCTTGAGAGATTTTAATAAACTGAATAAATTTATCAGTATCTACATTACCATTTAATGCTGTATATCTTACTAAATCGTTACGGGTTATAAAT